CTTCTTGACCGACACGAACGGCTGGTTCCTCACCACCGATGTACCTAACGGATTGAAGCACTTCGTGCGGACACCGATGAGTACTGGAATGGACGGTGACTTTGACACGGGGAACGTCAGATACAAAGCCCGTGAGCGTTATTCCTTTGGCGTATCGGATCCATTAGGGATCTTTGGTAGCCAGGGCGCATAACAGCAAGCTCTTTGTAAACAACAGAAGGGGGTTGCGGCCCCCTTTTGTTTGTCCTATAATTCTCTGTGTCAAAGACAGGAGAAAGAAATGGACACTACAAACCTACCCAAAACCCGCAAAGAAGCTCAAGACTCAGGAGCTAAGTATTACTTCACAGGCGAACCCTGTAAGTACGGTCACATAGCGCCACGCAAAACAAAAGGTTCTTGCGTTGAATGCCTAAAGGTTGAATGGGAAAAAGCCAATACCACTAGGGCAGATTACTTCCGCGAGTACAACAAATCAGAAGCCGGGCAGAAAGCTAAGCGCAAGTACTACGAAGCTAACAAAGATGAGGTTATTGCTAAGGCCGCTAACAGATCAACCGAGGAGAGACGAAGGTCAAGGAACAAGCACAAGAAGGCAAACCCAGAGCTATACAAAGAACTGGTTAATGCGCGTCGTCGTCGATTCAGGCAAGCAACTCCCAAATGGTTGGATGAAAAGCAACGCATGGAAATACGTCTGAAGTATCGCCTTGCCTTGGAAATGAGTAAGGCTACTGGAATTAAATACGCGGTAGATCACGAGATACCATTGTTTGGTGAAAACGTATGCGGCCTACACGTCCCATGGAATTTGCGTGTAATCACACAAGAGGAAAACCTCTTGAAGTCCAATAAGCTGATTGACTCCCACCCTAATAACTGATACAACCACCCTACTAGGATTTAACTCATACCGACTGGCCTAGCAGACTTAGTAGAGACGGTATGAGGATGCGCTACTACGCGGAGTTATCATGGCTATTTCTACCTTTGACGGTCCAGTCCGTTCCCTGGGCGGTATTTATCAACAAGGTCCGTCCACGATCGTTGAGATCACTTCCAGTACCACATTAAATCCCGTGGCCCATGCAGGCCGGATTATTTCTGTTGGCGGCACGCTTGCAGCTAACGTGGTTCTGACACTTCCAGCAATCAATACCTCGGCTAACGTATCCTCGTCTGGCCCTGGCAATGACCCCAATACGGCTAACAACGAAGGCGTTGTTTATACGATCTGGGTTCCCACCACGATTGCTACTTCGTCACTCAAGATTGGTACCGATGGCACTGACAAGTTTGTCGGTACGATCCTTGGTGTTGATACTGATTCTTCCAATGCGCTTGTGGCTTACACGGCCGGTGCTTCCAATGACTTCATCAACTTCAACGGTACGACAACCGGTGGTGTTGCTGGCTCATGGGTCCAGATCGTTGCCATCGCAGCTAACAAGTACATGGTTAACGGTATTGCACTTGGCTCTGGTTCGGTTGCTACACCCTTCGCTGATTCCTAATAGAGGTGCTTTATGGACACAGACGTTCTAGGCAAGTCTCTTGCTGCGTCTGGTGCTGTCTCGGCTACGCCAACTCGTGTCCGCGGGTTGGTTATTGAACCGGGCTCATCTACTGGCAGCGTTGAGATTAAAGACGGTGGGTCAAGTGGAACAAGTAAGTTCATCATTAACACGGTTGCTAATGGTGAAACCTTTGCTGTACTTATTCCTGCTAATGGTGTTTGGTGTAGGACAAGTGCTTACGCCACACTAACTAACGCCAAAGTCACGGTGTTTTATGGCTAAGGCCAAAGGGATGGGGATTGCCACTTCAGTGAAGTCAGGCAATTTCCGACCTACCAAGCAAGGTGCTGGCATGACGGAGAAAGGCGTTGCAGCTTATCGCAAGGCCAACCCCGGCAGCAAGCTCAAGACGGCTGTGACCAGTGATAATCCTGGCCCGAAAGATGCCGCACGCAGGAAGTCTTTCTGTGCGCGTTCAGCCGGCCAGATGAAACAATTCCCTGAGGCAGCCAAAGATCCCAATAGCCGCATACGGCAGGCAAGACGCAGATGGAAGTGCTAAATGGATACGGGCGCTCTTATTTGGAATCTCATCACATCGTTCTTTGTGGGTTTGGTGATGTTCATGCTTAAGCAAGCTTCAGATGAACAGAAGCGCATCCAGATCCTACTTAACAGAACTCGGGAGGAAATTGCCCGTGATCACATCACTCGCGCAGAAGTTCGTGCTGACATGGAAAAGATTATTGAACGCTTTGACTCAGGCTTTGCAAGACTTGAAGCAAAAATTGATGCCCTCGCTGAAAGGAAATGATCATGAAAAAACGTAAATTTGCAGAAGGTGGTGTGACAGATAGAGACGAAGACGAACGGCTAAAGGCGTCAATATTGGCTGGAGGATTTACACCAAAAAATGAGCAAACCATAATGGCAGGTGGTTTAGGTCCAACAAGAACCGCAAGATCAGAATCCGCAATTGGAGGCGGCTTAAAAAGAGGCGAATCGCTTATAGGGCGAGCCGCAAATGCAATAGGACGAAGCCTTGTTCCTGGCGGCGTTGGGTCAGAAGCTTCGGCAGTAAATGCGATGAAAAAGAAAAAAGAACGTGAAGAGCGTGGATACAAAAGTGGAGGGTCCATAATGTCTGAAAATGATCCCCGTAAAGGCCGTGGGCGCCATGGCGACACGAACTACAACCCTAACTACGATCTTGTACCCACCCAAAAAGAGAAGGGTGCGATGCAACAAGAAGTAGAGGATGCCAAGCTCCGCAAGATGGATCAGCGCCCCAACCTTGGCAAGATGTTCAAAGCCGGTGGTTACGTGAAAGCTGCCGATGGATGCGCCAAGCGTGGCAAGACTAAAGGCACGATGGTCGTGATGAAGTAATTCCGTCCATGGACGGAATTTGCTACTAAAGTAGGGGGTAGTATGAAGAAGCGCAGGCGTTTCCAAGAAGGTGGCGACATTCCTGATATAGACCGGGAGCCACTAAGGGATAGCAGCGGCGAGATTGTTAGGGATAGTAGCGGTGAGGCCATCATGTCTGGCAGCACACCAAGGAAGCCCTTGCGCCAAGTTATGTCTGAAATGGACGACCAGCAGGGCATAGATCTTAGCAACATACGTAAAGCCGAGTCTGCGCCGGTACGAACCCCTCGTATTGAATCAGTAGGTGATACAGACCTTGCCGAGCCTAGTACCGCTGGTTTTTCTCGCACACCTTTGAAAACCACGGCCCCGAAGGTTGTAGCAAAGCCAAAGTCAGAGGTTAAATCGCAGCCTAAAGCAGAGGTGAAACCCGTTCCCAAGCGCGGTGGTGAGTTGGCCACTCGTGGCGGAGAGCTTGCTACAAAGTCTCCCAAAGGAGAGTTGGTTACCAAGGGAAGCGATTTGGTTAAGCGTCGAGAATCCATGGCGCAATTAGAATCGCCTCGCCGGCGTTTGCCTTTTGAGAAGGATATGGGTAAGGCCAGGCTTGAGACTCAAGCCAATAAGCGCAGGCAGCTCGGTGGAACTAGTCGTAGTGAAGATGTGATTGAGATGGGCATGAAGCGCGGCGGCAAAGTAGGATCAGCATCTAGCCGTGGTGACGGTATTGCAAAGCGTGGCAAAACCCGCGGAAGGTATATCTGATGGATAAAATTGGACGTGTCATGAAAGAGTTCAAGGAAGGCAAACTCAAGTCTTCCTCGGGACAGAAAGTTACTAACCCCAAGCAAGCCATAGCAATTGGCATATCGGAGCAAAAAGCGATGGAAAAGAAACCTGCAAAGAAGATGGCCTCTGGCGGATACATGCACGGTGGCAAGGTGCACGCTTCCAAGATGGGCTCAGTAAAGACTGCCGCTCCTAGTAAAGATGGCGTTGCCGTGAAGGGCAAGACCAAAGGAGCCATGGTTAAGATGGCCAAGGGCGGACGCTCTTGCTAAGGTGATTTGTGGCACTTCCTGTATTTGATAGTGAATGGTTTGGTCTAGGCGCGGCTGACAAAATTGCGCGGTTTACCGCCGCCGGTACAACGCTTGATGAATTAAGAAGTATTGCCGACGAAGGAACCATTCAATGGATGATTAAAGAGGGTGGGTGGAAACCTCCTCAAGAAACCGTCCAAGAAGTACAGGCACCACCTTCTGATCCCATAGCAGACCTAGCTTCCGAGTTAGGTTTGCCAAAGTTTCTTGTTGCCAATTTAGTAAATGCTGGTTACTCGGCAGGTGAGATTCGCAATATTTACGCTCCTACCCCGCCAGAGCCTCCTGCGCCAGAACCCGCGCCTCCCTCGCCGCCTCCACCTCCCTCACAACCTCCGCCATCAGGACCAACGCCACAGCAGATAGCTGATTCGCAAAGGTCAAAGTTTGGGATGACGGCAGATGAGTTTAAAACTCGTCTAACGGCAGGGAGCCCAAGTGATTTGCTGATGGATCAGCGATTGCTTGAGATAACGCTAGAGAAATCATGGTCCCCGCAGTTAGCCGTGGACATGGTGAATACGGCTTTTGGTACAAGCAAAACGGTTAATGATTACACCACGGCAATGTCCAAGGTGTTGCAAGATCCAATTACCAAACTTGTACAGAATGGCGCCTCGGCAGATGAGGTAAGGCAGATAGCTAAAACTATTGGTGTTGATGAAACGACCGCCAATGCAGCTATTAGCACTGCGATAAAAACCAAGGAAGCAAGTGCTATTCAAGCAGACGTTACCAAGTTCCTAGATAAGGACGGTAATGTCAGCATGACCAAGATTGTTGAATACGCAGATGGCAATAAGCTTGCGTATTCAGACGTTCAAGATGCGCTGAAAGAAAAGTTCCCTAAGCTCACGACAGACATGCTGGTCTATGAAAAGGACCGGCAACAGATTGCTTCAGTAGCAGATGCAGCAGGGGCGGTAGGATTGCCCAAGGCTTTGGCGCTGGCTATTGATAAGGGTATTGAGATAGACAATCTGGCCAAGTTCTTTAACAAGACGCCAGATGAATTCAAGACGCTTGTATCAGATAACCTGGGTACGATTGCCACGGCTATTCGAGACTCTGGCACTAATGCCCCGGTAGGATTGGCTGACTTGCTTGGTATAGACCAGGCTGCAACTAATTCGGCCATGAAGAGCCAAGACTTTGTTGTTGGCCTAAACAAGCTAGCCGATACAAAGGGCAATATCCCATTTGATAAAGCGCTTGATTACGCATCAAAGAATAATGTCGGTCCGTATGCGCTTGCAGGTTATTTGAAGGTAGCGCCAGAGCAGATATTTAAATACCAGAAAGATCAGGCTATAGCTTCTGATCTGAATAAGCTTGCGGATGATAAAGGCCAGATTGCTTTTGACAAGGCTCTTCAGTACGCATCGACAAATAACATGTCGATCGAGGACTTGGCGGGTTATATTGGCGTTAAGCCTGATCAGCTTACACAGTATCAAACAGATACCAAGATTAAATCTGGCTTGGATCTTGCGGCCGGTGAAGATAAGCAACTAAGTTATGACGAGATCATCAAGTTTGCTTCAGACAACAAGATGAATCTTGCTGATGTTGTGAATTACATCGGTACCCCAGAAAGCCGCAAGGACTTATTAACCGGTATTCAAGACTATGTAACCGCCAAAGAAGCAGATGCAAAGCTTACTGGCCAAGAGCGTCTAACCAATCAGCTTAATGAAATCACCAAGGGTGGAACTACCGCGGGCGTATGGGATAAGAACCAAGGGTGGGACCATCACTCTAAGAAGATGGTTGATTACCTAACCCAATACGGTATTACGGATCTGAATCAGATTGGCACGCGTGTGGAAACCAGATCTATGCCTACAACTGAACGAGTTGGAGAGGGAGATGATTTCCGCATGATAGAGGGCGAGCAAGCCACTAATTACGTTGTTTACTTTGATAAGAAAACCGGCAAAGAGTTGCAAGCCGTACCTCAGTCCGATAACGGAGGTATGTGGCGCTTTGGATCCGAGGGCGAAGGCAAGGGAAGTACAGGATACTTCCTTGGACAAACGTCTGGTGGTGGCGCAGGTATAGCCAGCAATTGGGAAGAAAAGTATGGCGCCAGAGAGTATGCCCTTCCTCTTGCTGTAGCTGCGGCCTTTGCTGCACCTTACTTACTGCCTGAGCTTATTGGTGCCGCAGGCGCAGCAGTAGATGTTGGTGCAGTGGCGGCAGGAACCGCCGCATCAACAACTGCGGTGGCATCTGGTGCAACGGGATTAACTGGAATGCTTATGGCGGCTGGTATGCCTGCTACGATAGCGCTGCCTACGGCTACAGCAATAGCGCGAGGAACATATCAAGGTTTGGTAAACGAGGCTGCTGGCGGCGACTTTAATAAAGGATTTGTTGCTGGCGTGGCCCCTGTTATCGGTACCATGGCTGCTCAAGAAGCCTACAAAATGCTATCGAATCTTGAAAATGCGGAAAAAACGGCATTCCTTCTTAATGATCAGCAAGCCACGATTGCAGCAAGAGCCGTCGGTAGTTCATTGAGCCAGTTGATAGTCGATGGAAAGATTGACTTAACCAAAACACTTACATCAGCTGTGACGCCCTTGGTAACCGAGGCGATTGTGGATGCCAGCGGCAAAACGATAACGCCCGCACAAGCAAAGTTTATTACGCAAACCGTTCTCTCTGGTGCTCAGAACATAACAGCCATGGCTCAAAACCCGATGGCTGTCATGAACTTCATTACCAACAATTCCAAGCTAATTGATGAGATCGCTTCTGGCGCTTCTAATGCGCTGACATCAAACAAAATTACACTCAATGGCTTAACTGATGACCAACAAAAAGCTTTGGCTGGGGTTAGTGAGCCTGGTAGCGATATAGATCAGCTCGCATCTAACGCTGTGACAGTAACGGGTGCTGCTGATACAGCCATGGGATCCTATGGTGAGGATGTAATAACATCCGCTCCAAAAGTTGAGGTCACTGGGCAGAAGGTTACATCCCCTATAGGCCAACAATTAACTATAGAAGGTGTCACACCGAGTGCTGGACTTGGGTCAACAAATGTAATGACAAGTACGCCAACCGTTACAGTGACCGGTCAAAAGCCCGCTGAGGCCGTAGATTTCACTGACATCAACACAATCATCCCTGGCGCCGGCGAAATACAAAAAGCCGGCACTGTGAATGTGGCAGCAAAATCAGAAGATCCAAATGCGGCTAAGTTAACCGTTGAGTCTGCTGTTCCAAAGGCTGAAGATGCCGTAGTAAGCGAAACCCCATCAGTAGTGGTAAATGCAAAATCAATAGTGGATGAACCACAGCTCGACATTAATACTTTGATACCGGATGTCAACGTCGATAAAGGCGGCATCTTTGTTGGTGGCACGCCAACGGTAGAGGTTAAGTCAACAAAAGAGTTGCCTACAGATGATCCTTTGGATATTGGCGGTACAACTACTACGACCACAACAACAGGCGGAACGACTACGACACCCGTAACGCCTACGCCGCCAATAACTATTCCACCAATAACGCTAGAACCTGGCATAACAGTTAACAAGCCCGTTGGCCCCGGAACCGGTACTGATAACACGATGGACTTCCAGCAACCAACTGTTTTAGGTCCAGAACTTTCAACTTATTACGGTATGCCGTATCCTAATTACCTACGTCCCTTGAATCCTTATTTGCCCATGGGATTAGCCGCACTGATGGAGGCGATGAATGCAAAAGTCACGGGGTATGGGGATTATCAATCCCTCCAAAATGCCGCGCCCAAAATTACGATCCCGACGTGACGATACTGATTTCATTCAGTACGCAGAAGGCGGGAAAGTATCAAAGGTTAATGAGGCTGGTAACTACACCAAGCCTGGCATGAGGAAGCGTTTGTTTAATTCAATCAAAGCTGCCGCTGTGCAGGGGACTGGTGCAGGCCAGTGGAGCGCCCGCAAAGCACAGCTACTCGCTAAGCGATATAAAGCTGCTGGAGGCAAGTACAAGTGAAGGCTCCGCAGCAATCCTTGAAAGCTTGGGGGGACCAGAAATGGACTACCAAGAGTGGTAAACGATCGTCTGATACGGGGGAGCGTTATCTTCCAGAGTCAGCAATCAAATCGTTATCTCCACAGGAGTATGCTGCGACCACTAGGGCAAAGCGTGCAGGTAAGGCTAAGGGTAAGCAGTTTGTAGCGCAGCCAAAGACTATTGCCAAAAAGGTTGCACCGTTTAGGAAGGTGGGCAAATGACAACCACGGGAACGACAACATTTAATCCAAACCTGAACGAATACGTTGAGGAAGCTTATGAGCGTTGTGGACGAGAGCTACGGTCTGGTTATGACTTGCGTACAGCTCGGAGATCTCTCAACCTTTTGCTCTCAGAGTGGGCGAATCAGGGGATAAACCTGTGGACCATGGAGCAGGGGGCAATCCAGCTTTATGCCAATCAGATTACCTACCCTATTCCAATTAACACAGTAGATCTTGTTGAAACGGTTATCCGCACAGGGGAAAGTCAAAACCAGACGGACATCAATATCAGCCGGATCTCGGTAAGCACTTACTCAACCATTCCTAATAAGCTAGCCACAGGGCGGCCTATTCAGATCTACATTGACAGGCAAGGCGGTCAAACATATGTCTTTACTGGGACGCTTGCGGCTAACATCACATCCTCTGCTACAACAATACCGATGTCTAGCCTCGCAGGGGTACCATATGCAGGATATGCAAACATTGGTTCGGAGACGGTTTATTACTACGGTACTTCAACCCAAGCCGAGAATGTGGCAACAGGTGCTTCGGCTTATGCAACGCTAGACAATGTTGTCCGTGGGCAGAACAACACAACGGCTGCAAGTCATTCATCTGGCGCAGAGGTAAGTAATACCAAGTTTCCTAATGTCACGGTATGGCCGGCCCCGGACCAGGGTTCTATCAGCAGTCCTTATTACACGTTGGTTTACTGGCGCATGAGAAGGCTGCAAGACGCTGGTAATGGTGTGAACGTTGAAGACATACCATTCAGATTCCAAGAGGCTCTGATTGCTGGATTGGCATATAAACTTTCATTGAAGGTAGATGGGGCTTTGGAGAGGATGCCAATCCTTAAAGCACAGTATGACCAGGCTTGGGAGTTGGCGTCCACGGAGGATCGTGAAAAGGCGCCAATTAGGTTTGTGCCAAGGCAGTCATTCTTAGGAACGGGCGGGTTCTAAATGCCCAATCAGTTTGCCAGTGGTAAGTGGGCCATATCGCAGTGTGATCGCTGCGGGTTCCGCTATAAGCTTAAACAGCTAAAGCCGCTGACAATCAAGACAAAAAATGTCAATATACTGGTATGTCCGACTTGCTGGGAGCCTGACCAGCCGCAATTGCAGCTAGGCATGTTTCCCGTGAATGACCCGCAGGCCGTACGGAATCCTCGTCCCGATTCCAATTCGTATTACCAGTCAGGTTACAACGGGATGCAGACGAACAACACGGTAGGAACAAGCCCGCTTTACACGGGGGTTCCATCTGAAGGAAGCCGAGTTATTGAATGGGGCTTCAACCCTGTTGGCGGTGCAAGATCATACGATTCCGGCATGACCCCTAATCACCTTGTGGGTCAAGCATTGTTGAACAGTGTCACAGCATCATAGGAGCTGACATGAAGGACGACATCAAGCAGGACAAAAAGACGGCAGCGGCTGCTGTGCATAAGCATGAGAAGGCCATGCACCCAGGCAAGCCCCTAACCAAAATGCGTAAGGGTGGACCTACATCAGAGATGATGAAGAAGATGGGTCGCAACCTTGCACGCGCACGCAACCAGGGGTAAGTTATGGCCAAGTACTCTATGAAGCAGGGCGGCAAGGAAGTCGGTCCGGCATCTGTTTACGCAGAGCCGCATACGATGACTGGCGCCAAGGTTGTTGCATCGCCTAATCCAGGCAAGCAAATGCCATACAACATGGATAAGGATTGGCAGCCCACACATGGGGTGGCCATCAATCCTAATAGCCAAGTCAAGACGACTGGTATTAAAATGCGTGGCGCAGGGGCAGCAACCAAGGGTGTTATGTGCCGGGGGCCAATGGCGTGAACTGGGGTGAGCTGAAGACAGCTATTCAGGATTATCTTGAGACGACGTTTGAGACGTCCACGCTCCAGACATTTGCTCAGCAAACTGAACAGCGCATCTTCAATACCATTCAATTCCCATCGCTTCGCAAGAACGTGACCGGGAGTTTGACCAGCGGCAATAAGTATCTTCAGTGCCCGTCAGACTTCTTGGCCGTCTATTCCATGGCGGTGATTGATACGGATGGATCGTATAAGTATCTCCTGAATAAGGATGTGAACTTTATACGCGAGTCATTTCCTACGCCCACGGATACAGGCTTCCCATACTGTTACGCACTATTTGGTCCAGACTATCCGACATTTCCGAAAGAGCTGACGTTCATTATTGGGCCAACACCCAATTCGGGTTACTCGGTAGAGCTTCATTACTTCTACTACCCGTCTTCCATTGGTGCGGGTAATGTGGATGCGACGACCACATGGCTGAGCGATAACTTTGACTCGGTGCTTTTATACGGCTGCTTGGTTGAAGCAAGTACATTCTTGAAGCTTGAGCCTGACTTGATGGCCAATATCAATGGCAAGTACAAAGAGGCATTAATACTAGCCAAACGACTTGGTGATGGACTGGAGCGCCAGGATGCGTACAGGACTGGCCAAGTTCGGGATAAGGTGGTGTAATGGCGATCATTCAAACCCTGACGACGAGCTTCAAGGTTGAAGTAGCGCAGGGTCTTCATAACTTCACCACGGGAACGGGCGATGTCTTTAAGCTGGCCCTATACACCGCCAACGCGGATCTCGGTGCCTCAACGACTGCTTACACGACGGCAGGTGAAGTCAGTGGAACCAATTATTCCGCTGGAGGAATTATCCTCACAAACATCACGCCAAGCTTTCAAGGAACTACTTCTTATTGGTCTTTCCAAAATGCGACATTCACAAACGTCACGTTAACGACCAATGGGGCGCTTATTTACAACTCAACTAATGGAAATCGTTCCGTTGCAGTATTAAACTTCGGGGTTAATATCACTAAAACCGCACAGGACTTGGTGATTACATTCCCGGTTAATGATGCTACCAACGCCGTTTTAAGGATTGCATGATGGAAAAAGCAAAAGCGGGTGATCAAGTTTCTAGCGGGTTAGCCGCTAAAACATCGTGGGGTGAATCGGCTGTGGCCTGCGGTAGGTACTATGCAGAGTGCCATGATAAGGATGGCAACCTCAAGTGGACTGCTGAGGGTGATAACTTGGTAGTTAACGTCGGCCTTCAGTACATGGCTGGCACAGCACTGGCAAACTCGGCAGCGCAGATCACAACGTGGTATGTGGGCTTATACGGTGCTGCTGCAAGTAATACACCGGCTGCTTCGGATACGATGTCTTCTCATTCTGGCTGGACAGAGATTGATTGCTACAGCGATGCAACCAGACCAGCGGCAACTTTTGCCGCATCAACAAACGCCAATCCCTCGGTAGTAACGAACACCTCTAATAAGGCTGTGTTTAATATTGACGCAACCGCAACGGTGGGTGGTGCTTTCCTAACAAGTAACAATACGATCTTAGGAACGACGGGTACGTTATTCAGTGCCGCAGACTTCCAATCACCCGGAGATCGGTCTGTGGTATCCGGGGATGTGATCTCAGTTACTTATGAGTTCCGACTCACGGCAACATGAGTGAAGGCGGCTGGGGATCAGGTTCATGGGGATTTGGGCCTTGGGGCAGGTCAGCTTATGATCGTTCTGTTCTTGAACTGGCTTCAGGAAACGACACAGTTGCTGTGCCGGGGGTTGAGTATCCAGCATCTATTCTTGAAGCCGCATCGGGCAATGACCGTATGGAGGGCAACCCGTACTTCGCCGCCAATATTCTTGAAACAGCCAGTGGTGCAGATACAATTGCAGGGGCTGCTAATTTTGGTGGAACGGTTATTGAAACATCTGCTGGTGCAGACAGTATTTCAGGTTCAGCGAGCTTTATTAGTTCTGTGCTTGAGAATGCGGCGGGTAATGACCTTGTTTCAATCAACGTGGAAATGCAGCTATCTGTACTTGAAAACGCATCTGGTGCTGATAGCATCTCTGCTGTATTGTTCTGGGAGCAGATCAATACTTCTCAAACCGCTAATTGGACTGAGATAACGACATGACAGTCAATTACACATCCCTTTTGGCCCTCGGTCAGCCTGTCACGGGCACCGAGTCTGGAACTTGGGGCGACGATGTCAACAACGCCGTTACCTCATACCTTGATATTGCAATTGCGGGTACACAGACATTAAGCACTGACGGTGATGTCACGCTGACCCTGACGCAAGGTACAAGTTCAGCAACGAATATTGGGTCTACGTCAGCCCAGTACATGATCCTGAACTGTACGGGATCAAGAACAGCACTCAGGTATATCAACGTACCCAATAGCAGTAAAGCCTACATTGTGATGAACAACACCTCTGGTGGGTTCAATGTCACGATCAGGGGAAGCACTGGGCCTACGACAGGTATTTCGGTTGCTCCGGGCAAACAGACTTGGGTAGCCTGGGATACGAATGCCGGTGATTTCAAAGAGATTGCTTCGGGTGATGTAGACGGACCAGCGTCTTCTACTGATAACGCAGTTGCTCGGTTTGATGGCACCACCGGCAAGATCATTCAAAACTCAGCCGTTACGATTGCTGATAGCACGGGTGATATTACTGGCGGGGCTTACAACAAAGTCACGATCACTGCTCCGGCATCTAGCGCAACGCTGACCATTGCTGATGGCAAGACACTAACGGCTAGTAATAGCCTGACGCTAGCGGGTACTGATAGCACCACGATGACCTTTCCGGGGACCAGTGCAACGATTGCACGGACGGATGCGGCTCAGACATTTACGGGCATACAGACCTTTAGTTCGGCACCGATCTTATCTTCGGCCACGGCAAGTAAAGCAGTCTTTACGGATGGATCTAAAGCACTTACCTCTACAGGTACGCTAGCCACGGATCAGGGTGGTACAGGCCAGTCTAGTTACACCGCTGGTGATTTGGTTTACTACGCCACGGGTACAGCGTTTACCAAGCTTGCGATTGGTTCAAGCACGACCATCCTTACGTCTTCAGGAACAGCACCACAGTGGAGTTCTGCATCAGGTGTGACGGTTGGGACGGCTACGAATCTGGCAGGTGGTGCAGCGGGATCGGTGCCTTATCAGACAGCATCAGGGGCTACAAGCTTCTTATCCATCGGTACGTCTAACTATGTCCTGACTTCCACAGGATCAGCGCCGACTTGGACAGCGAATACCGGTACAGGGAATGTCGTTAGGGCAACATCACCTACGCTTACCACGCCTGTTCTTGGTGTAGCTACAGCAACAAGTTTGAATGGTCTAACGGTATCCACGACCACGGGTACGCTGACACTTGCTAATGGATCTACGCTTGCAACCTCTGGTGCTAATAGCATCACGTTGACTTCCACGGGTGCTACAAACGTCACGCTTCCCACATCGGGAACCTTGGCAACCACAAGCAATACCGTAGCAACGATTTCATTTGGTACGACAGGTCTAACGCCAAGCACGGCAACAGGTGGTGCAGTAACGGTTGCTGGTAACTTAAGTCCTGCTAATGGTGGTACGGGTGTATCTAACAATGCACTGAATACGATTACTTTCACGGGTAACTACAGTCTTGGGCTGACCTTAAACGGCAATACATCGGTTACCTTACCAACGACCGGCACGTTAGCGACGCTGGCAGGGGCAGAAACCCTGACCAACAAGACCATCAATGGTGCTAACAATACGATCAGCAATATCAACCTAGCCTCTCAGGTTACAGGTACGCTGCCCACGGGTAACGGTGGTACAGGCAATACGGCCACACCAACGAATGGTCAGTTGCTGATTGGTAATGGATCAGGGTTTAGCCTTGCTACGTTGACGCAAGGATCTGGTATTACGATCACCAATAGCTCTGGTGGTATTACGATTGCTGCAACGGGTGGTGGCGGAACAGGCGATGTGGTTGGTCCAGCTTCTGCGACGGATAATGCGATTGTCCGGTTTGATGGCACCACAGGTAAGCTGATCCAGAACTCGGCTGCAACGATTGCCGATACAACGGGTGACATCACGGCAGGTAAGTACAACGGCTTAACAGTCTCCACAAGCACGGGTACGTTGACGGTTGCCAATGGTTCGTCGCTCATCACTTCCGGTGCAAACAGCATTACGCTGACATCTACTGGTGCAACCAACGTCACATTGCCGACCACGGGAACTTTAGCTGTATTAGGAACGGCACAGACATTTACCGCAGCGCAGACATTCCGTGCGGCCAGTGCGATTCGTTCGGAGGCTGCTTCAACGCAGGATGCTGTGGTGCTTGCAGGACGTGCGGGTGGTACATCAAGCTATGCGGTGACGCTTACGCCAACCACGCTTACGGCATCACAGACATTGACTCTTCCTAATGCAACTGGAACTCTTTCTACAACAGGTTTTGCTATAGCTATGGCTTTAGTTTTCGGAGGTTAATATGGGTGCCCCAAATATAGTTTCTGTAACGAGCATCGTACCGCATACGGTGTCTATAACTCCTTCAGATACCTCACGAAATGCTTTGGTGACGGCACCTGCGACAGGGGCAACGCATAAGGTCAACTCCATCTTGGTAGCTAATATTGATGGAACGACGGCGTATAACACCACGGTGGAGCTAAGGCTTGCTGATGGGACAACGTACAGAGCCTTGTGTTATTTGCTGACAGTACCTGCTGGCGGAACGGTTGAAGTGCTGACCACGGGGACATCGCTGTATTTGCTAGACACAAGCGTGACAGGTGAGGCTTCTACGTTGTGGGCTACAAGCGCCACGGCATCTAAACTGACTTACACCTGTTCTTACACGACGATTTCTTGAGGCATAGATCATGGCTCAATTTCCTTCACCTACCTATGCTCCTGGTATCTGGCCTTTAAGGTCTGTACTGGCTGCAATTATGGGCTTTAACTGGCCCAATAGTAATGTGGTTGTATTCACCGGAACAACAACTTGGACTGCGCCGCCAAATGCAACCTCAATTGACTATTTGATAGTCGGCGGTGGTGGCGGTGGTGGTAGTAGTTTAGGTGGGGGTGGTGGCGCTGGGGGCTTTAGAACTGGAACAGGCATTACAGTCACTGGAGGTAATACTTACACCATAACTATTGGTGGAGGCGGCGCTGCTAATACGGCTGGCACCGATTCATCTATTGCTGGCGCACCACTCGTAGAAAGCCCAAGCGGCGCTGGAACCAACACCATTAAGGCTTACGGCGGAGGAAATGGAGGTACTGGAACATCGCCAAATAATGGTGGAAACGGCGGATCTGGAGGTGGTGGAAATGCTAACGGAACAGGCGGTGTGGGCGGTACAGGAAATACTCCGTCTACAAGTCCATCACAGGGTAGTAATGGTGGTAACGCAGCGGTTGGAACAGATCAGCAGCGTGAAGGTGGTGGCGGAGGTGGTGCATCCGCATCTGGGGCTAACGCAACAATATCGCCATTAGCGGCTGGCAACGGAGGCGCAGGTACAGCATCTTCAATTTCCGGTTCTTCTGTCACTTATGCTGGTGGTGGTGGGGGTGGCTGCGATACAAGAACGCCGGGGACAGCAGGAACTGGCGGCAGCGGCGGGGGTGGAAACGGTTCAGCATCTGGTAATGGGTCTGCTGCATCACCAGCAAATAGAGGTGGCGGTGGAGGCGGTGCAGCTTTAGGATATACAGGTGGTGCAGGAGGCTCTGGAATTGTCATTATCAAAATCAACTAAAAAAGATGTCATATGAAGGTATACAAGTTTCTTGGTATTGATACAGCCATGCAAATGTTGCGTCCTGGCGCAAAGTGGGAAATTAGTAACAACCAATTTACCCGCTGGGATGATCCACGGCCTTGTCCTTCTATTGAAGAGGTCTACTGGGTCATGGAAAAGATCAAGGAATTTGAAGACAGCATCCCTACCATATGGTTGCCTGAGCAACTGGAGCAAATGGGCATTAAGCAACAAGAACTTGAGGAAGCCCTCGGATGAATTTGCATGGCTTATTTGCCCAGCCGGTTGGGTTCTTTGACCTTGGCAGACCACTGTCTGATGAGGAGAAGTTCTTCCTCATGGAGTTGGAACAGCGTCCCAATATGGGCAATCGCACAAGCACGAACAACTTTGTCCTGCGCGATAAGCTGATGACGAGTCTGCGCGGCTGGATGGAAGACTGCGTAGCTGAGTATTTCAAAGCCACAACCAACCCTAAGCATGATGTCACGCTAAGGCTTACGCAAAGCTGGGTCAACTACAGCGAACCGGGGCAGTATCACCACAAACACGCGCATCCGAATTCATTTGTGTCTGGTGTGTTTTATATCCAGACCAACCCCAACGACAAGATCTTTTTCTACCGTGACGGCTACAGCCAGATCAAATTTCCTCCTGCTGAGTGGAATAGCTGGAACAGTGAGTCATGGTGGTTTGAAGCGATCACGGGCAGGCTGATTCTTTTCCCATCAAGTCTGACGCACATGGTGCCGACGGTGGAAGGTGAAGATGTTCGTGTCAGCTTGTCATTTAATACCTTCCCTGCCGGAACGGTTGGCGAAGAGATGGATTTAACCGGACTGAAATTGGAGGTTTAGCATGGCGCATTTTGCAAAGCTTGACGAAAACAACGTGGTGACTCAGGTTGTCGTCGTTGACAACAAGGATACTTCCGACGCGGCTGGCGTGGAGAAAGAGCACATTGGCGCAGCGCATCTTGAGAAGATCCTTGGCGGCACCTGGAAGCAGACTTCGTATAACGGCAATATCAGAAAGAACTACGCCGGGATTGGTTATACCTACAGGGAAGACATTGATGCTTTCGTGGCACCAAAGCCTTTCCCAAGTTGGATTCTGAATGCCAACGCGCAGTGGGAAGCGCCGGTGGCTATGCCAACCGATGGTCAGATGTATAGCTGGGATGAAGCCACTACCTCATGGATAGTCAATGAACCCGCTCAAGCTTGATCTCACACTTGATGAAGTCAACACGGTATTAGATGCGCTAGGGAATCTACCCTATAAGCAAATAGCACCGTTGTTTGAGAAGATTAAATCCCAAGCTGTAGCGCAGTTGCAGCCAGAGGAACCCAAGGCTGATCCGCAGTAACGACCATGGACGATAAAACCCACGAACTAGCGGTTCTCAAAGCGCAAGCTAAGATCAAGCTAGAGGAACTAAAGGCCCAAGACTCTGCCAAGGAAGTTGCTGGTAAAGCGATTGGCGAAGACGGGCTTCTTTATATCTTCCTCATCGTACTCGTGGGTGTCGGCGCTTCCCTTTTCTTAGAGGGCGAGAAGATCGCTGCGGTCATGGGTCTTCTAGGCGCTTCGCTAACTGCGCTTATACAGATGCTCAATGGCATTGCAGGTACCGCACCGAAGCAAGAAAAGCCAGAGTTTGAAGTCATCAAGGATCTTATCCATCGTCTTGACAAACTAGACCGTGCCGAGCAACCCATGCAAGTTGATGTGGAAGGCACCAAGGTAACAGTTAAGAAGGGCCAAGATGTTGTAACCGCTAAGGGGTAGTCATGCTTTCACTGTTATCAACGCTTGGCGGTTTGCTGATCTCAGGCCTCCCGAAACTCCTTGATTATTTCCAGAATAAAGCTGATCAAGCCCATGAGCTTGAGTTAGCAAGGATGCAATCGGAGCGCGAACTAGCCTTAGCCAAGGAAGGTTTTATAGCCCAACAGCGGGTGGAAGAGATCCGCACAGATCAGATTGCCATGCAGACTGACGCGCAAATGACAGTCGCTGCGCTAGACCATGACAAGATGGTGATGGAGAAAAGCTCCCGGTGGGTTGTTAATTACATCGGCACCGTAAGACCTAACGTCACTTATCTGCTGATCCTTGAACTGATTGCTGTTAATGCGGTGCTTGCTTATTACGTTTGGCATCACCCGCATCTTGTGCAATCTATGGAGGATTTAATCAAGGTTGCTGAGATTATCTTTAGTGATGATGAGATGGCGATGCTTGGCGGCATCATAGGGTTTTGGTTTGGGTCTAGAAGTTGGAACAAAAAGTGAAGACAGGGCAAGCCGGTATTGAGTTGATGCACCAGTTTGAGGGGCGCAAGCTCAGGCCTTATCTTTGCCCTGCTCACCTGTGGACCATAGGATACGGCCATGTGCTGTACCAAGATCAGATCAAATTACCGGTAGTGAGGAAAGATGGTTATACCGGCATTATTCGCAAGGAGTACCCGCTCGCAGCCAAAGATAATCGTGCTTGGACGCAGGAGGAGGTTGATCGCCTTTTTGAGGATGATCTCGTCCGTTTTGAACGCAGTGTACTTAGAATGTCTCCTAATCTTGCTGGCCGTCAGTCAAGCTTCGACGCTGTGGTCAGTTTTGCTTTCAACG